CCAAAACTGTTCATTGTTGATGCAACTATTGATGCACTTTCTGCTAAATCATGGCCTGTTGCCTGTGCTAAACTTAATATTGAATCTGTTGATTTGTTTATTTCCTCTGGTGTTAATCCCAGCTTAGATAATTCCAATTGCAACTCAGCAACCTGTGTTGCTGTAAACATTGTTGATGATCCTAATCTTTTTGCGTTTGCCTCTAATGATTTGAACTCTGATGCTGTTGCTCCACTTACTGCTTTTACTTTTAACATTGCCTGTTCAAAATCTGCAAATGTTTTTATTGCAATTGCACCCAACCCAACAATTGGCATTGTTAAATTTGTAGTCATGGAACTTCCAATTCGTTTCATTGACTTACCAAACTTCCCAACACTTCTTTGTGCTTTTTTCATGGCCTTATTAAAGCCACCCATATTTGCACCGAAATTAAATGTTAAAAAACCAACTGCTTTATTTGCCATGCTCTTCCATTTTTTTAATAAATTCTGCTTTCGCTTTTAGTTTTTCAAAATCAACTTCCTTTCCTTTATCATCCCAATCAAACTCAATCAAATCTGTTGGTTTCATTGTTTTGTTTTTCGGCAATTGAATGTTTAACAATAATGTTGTTTGCCATCTTATCCTTTGCCATTCCTGTTGCTCCCTTATGTTTTCCAATTTATAAAACCCATCCATTTTGTTCCAAAAATGTTTTGGCATCATATCATAAAAATCATCAACACTCATTCCCAACTGCCCAAATGCAATTGATTCCAAATCTTGCCAACTTAACGCTTTTTCGTTTTGTTGGCTTTCTGCTTTCCCTCTTTTCCTCCCATTTGCTCACCTAAAACTGCCATGCATCTTTCTATTGCACTAAAATCCTCATCAATTAAATCTGATAAACTATCAATGTCTAATTCGCATTTTTGTTTTGCTGCTCTAAATCCATCCTCAATTCCACAAAGAATTAAAGTTAATGCATCATTTAAACGCATATCTTGGCCCAACTTATCCAAATCTGCTAATGATGTATTTGTTTTGATTCCATACTTTCTTAATGCATTGAATCCAAATTTAACAGGATATTTTTTGTCTGCTATTTCTACAAATGAATATTTCATGTCTTTGTTTGTTTTTTAGTAGGGTTGCAAAGGGGATGAAACAAACTTAAACAAGTCATCCCCCCGCTTCCCAAAAATTATTATTACGATACTGTTTGCGTAATCGCTGCTGTTCCCTCTAAACTTAACGAATAAGTTGCTGTGTCCTCTGTTCCTGCTGAAACTGAGAATGATGTTAAATAAACACTTCCACTATAAACTATGTCACCTGTTGCTCCCGTTACATTTCCAAATTTAATTGTCAATGCCGTTCTTGTTAAAATATAAGTATTTAACAAGTCATCCGCCCCATTTGTTAATGCTGACCCTGCTGAATCTGTCCATGCGTATGCTCCGTCTAAATCAACACTCCAATCTCTCAAACCCTCTAAAGATTCTTTCCATCCTGCTGATTCTTTTGATGTGATTTCCCTCAATGAATGATTGATGTTTAAACTCCCATTTTGTGCGTATGCCACTAAGATACCCGTTCCACTATCGTAAACCTTAATATCTGTTCCATTTAATATTGCCATTTTCTTTCTTTTTTATAATTAATTATTTCTTTACTTTTTTCTTTTTAATTTCTTTTGGTTTTGGTATGCATTCCAACTCAATCAATTGCTCCAATTCCTCTTTCTTTGTTATTATAACAAATGTCCCTTTTCTGATTGTTTTGCCATGTCTTTTGCTTGGCCAATCTTTTAATAATTCGTATCTCATATTTATATTTTTAACCATCCATTTTCTGGATTATTTATTACATCTAAAATTTCTGAATGTGTATATTTTTTATATTCTTTTAAATCTGTTGGTGTATCTCCGTAAAACTTAACAATAAACTCTGTGTTTGTTAAATTATATCTAACTGTTTTCTTTAATTCAATCACTTGATTAAAATTAATGTAATCCAATTCCTCAATTGGTAAAATTATATATGTATTCTCATTCATTACGGTGTTGATGTTGTTATGTCGCCACTTGACATATTTGTCATTGTTCCATTGTTAGAATTTGAACTGTCATCTGTAATTGTAGGATAAACTCCCGATCCTGTTGGATCTCCCATTCTCCATAACCCCTCCAATCCTGTGTGTGCCGCCAAATCATTTGGCACTCCACTATTGTAAATTGCTGTTGCTTGTATTGATGACAACTCTATATTAAATAACGCAAACTCATCAATATTTCCATCTAAATAAAAACTATTTTGTTCTGATGTTCCAATTCTTAACTCTGTTGCTGTGTTTTCCATTGCTGTATAAGATCCACTAAAAGTTTTAGTTTGTGCAACATTACTTCCATCAATATAAATGTTTAATCCTGTTTGACTTCCCGCACCATCATATGTAAATATATAGTTTTTCCATCCGCTTTCACTTACTGCTGCATCTGTTTGGCTTTGAATATATCCTCCTGTGCTGTTGTCATATAATCTTATTCTTAATAAATCAGTAAAATTTGTAACTACATGATATTCTTTATTTGATGCCGACTTAGCAAATAATGCTGTTTGTGAACCCTCATTTATTTTCGCCCACAATGAAACGCTAAATGCAGTATCTTCTGAACCATCCCCAAAAGAGAAATCGTTATTATCTCCCAAATTCAAATAATCATCCACTCCATCAAATTCTAATGAATAAGTGTTTGCCCAAACAGTTTCAATAGTGTTAATGATTCTAATTTTAAAATCTAATGCTTTACGATAAACACCCTCATCACTCGTGTTGTCATCAAACAAATCATTGTAACCATCATATGTTATTGATTGAACATCAATTCCCCCACAACTTCCGCTTTTTCTGTCTAATGCCGTTCTTATTTTTCTTGCCAAATCTGATGCCTCAGAATATGTTTTTGAGTAAACCGATACCATAACATCATCAACATCTAATGTTGAAACTCCATCCTTATCATTTGTTGGGCTTTCTGACTCAACATCATAAATGATGAATGGGAATGTTGTTCCATTTTTAGCAACATTTGGGAATATTCTAGTTGATACTAATGCCGAAACATCAGAATCATTGCTTAAAACATCATATATTGCTAATCCACTTTTCATTTAATATCCTAGTTTTCCGTATTTTGCCAATCTCCTTTCATGCACTTTAACTGCTCTTACAAATATCTTTTCTGCTGACCGCATTCCATTATTTAAAACCTGCTGATGTGCTGAGCTCCATGCATCTGCCATCCATGTTTGATCCTTTCCTGTTCCTATGCCTCCAAAATTAACGCTCCCTCCATACTCAACCCATGCTCCATAATATCCACCCTTTGCCTTACTTTTAAACGCTCCTTTTACTCTTGGCCCAACATAACCGCCATTATATTTCCTACTNCTTTTTGTTGTAAAAAACCCAACACTTTTTGCCAACTGCCCTGTTCCTCCTAATCCCTGTGCATTGCTTTTCGCTGCCTTTTGCAATGGTTTGGAATTCTCCCTCCAAAACTTAACCCAAACTTTGTTTTTATCAACTTGTTTTGGCAATTCTTTAAACATATCATTAATTGCTTTCAAATTGTTTTTATCAACCTCAATTTTAATTCCTGGCTGTGCCATTTAATCTTTTTGTTCTGTTTCTAATTCCAAAAAACTTTCCCTTCCCTCAATCTCATTAATTACTTTAATATAATAATATTTGCTATTATAATCTATTCTGTTTTGTTCGTTTATGCTAATATCTAAATTTCTGATTGTAAAAACTAATTTTGATGTTGCTGTAATTCTTTGCGTTTCCTCTTTTTCACTTCCTCCCCTCCACTCTATTTTTGCCCATACCGATCTATATGCCCCCCAACTTAAAGTTTCCTCCCCATAACTGTTTGCTGTTTTGGTTGGAACTTCAATTCTGATTCTCCTATCTAAATCGCCAATTTGCATTATCTTATTACTTGGATTTTATATTGATCTAACAAATATTTTGCACTCATTGGCACTTCATTTACTTGCCTCCCTACAATAACTGCCTCTCTGTTCTGATACCAATGCCCAATCGTTAATAATACCGCCTGCTTTATAGCATTATCAACATCATCTGCACTATCAACCCCAACCTTATAATTTACTTCAATAGCATTTAATCCATCAATAAGTGATGGCCAACTTTCATCAGGTGATGGAACTAATCTTGCAGGTTGCGATACATTGTCTAATGTGTATTTTGTTGTCCCTAAAGTTTGCAACACTCCTGCTGTATCATAATATTTAACATTAAACAACGCTGCTTGAACGGGACTTTTAAATAATTCTGAAACATCACTCCAATTATCTCCATATTGTGTTATTT